CTTACGGCCGGATGAGAAACGCGCGCTCGAGCCGCTCAGGTTGAAGTAATGCATTCGATCCTCGAAATTCTCGAAGAGTCGACCGACAGCGCCGGTCCCGACCTGATCAGCCTCGACGACCTCAAGTTGGCGCTCGGCATCGAGGGCACCAGTGAGGACGCGGCATTGCAGGCCGCGATCACGATGCAATCACGCATCATTGCAGAATATTGCGATCGCCGTTTCGGCTTGGCCGAGGCGCTCGAAACTTTCACCTTCGATCGCAACGAGACCATGCTGCCGCGGCAGGCGTTGACGCTCTCGCTCTATCCGGTGGTCGAGGTGGTCGAGGTCTCGACCGCCGGCGCGACCGCCGCCGACTATGAGTTCGATCCCGAAAGCGGTCGGCTGTGGACCGGCGGGTGTTGGGCGGAAACGGTCGTCGCGGTGCTCTATTCGGGCGGCTACGACTTGCCGGAACAGGCGCCGGCCAGGCTGCAGCAAGCGGTCATCCAGGCGGTGAACGAGGGCCGCACGTCGGGCACGCGCGATCCCAGCATCCGCGAACTGCAGCACGGCGATACCCGCGTTAGCTATTTCACCTCGTCGCTGTCGACCGCATCATCGGGCTATCTGTCGGCGCCGGTGGTCGATCTGATCAAAGCGTTCCGGCGCCTCTATGTCGCGTGAGATTGCCTTCTGGTCGGTCGCGCGCGAATGGGCAGGCGAGACCGTGTTCATTGTCGGCGGCGGGCCGTCGGTGCTGGGGGTCGATCTCGAGGCGCTGCGCGGGCAGCGCGTGATCGCGATCAACTCCAGCGTCTACAAGCTGCCATGGGCGGACATCCTGTATTTCGGCGACTGGCGCTGGTGGAACGAGCCGGACAACCGGGCGGCGGTTGCGAGCTTCCGCCGCCGCGTCGTCACGGTCTCGCGCCTCTGCTCGGAAGATAAGAAGGTGCTGATGTGTCGCGCCGCCAAGCCGCCGGGGCTGGCGCGGGAGCGTGACAGCCTGATGCAGAAATGGACCTCGCTGACGGCGGCGACCAACCTGGCGGCGCATCTGGTCGGGCCGGGCGGCACCATCGTCTGGCTCGGCGCCGACGGTCGCCTGGCCGCCGACGGCCGCAGCCATCATCACCCGCCGCACCGCTGGCCGCACCGGTCCGGCTGTTACGACAAGCAGCACGCCGACCTGGTGACGATCGTGTCGTCGCTGCGGGCGCTCAAGATCGCGGCATTCAATGCCTCGCCGGGAACGGCCTGGACCGATCTTCTTCCGGTCATCAGGCTGCAGGATGTGCTGGGTGAGCGACGCGCCGCGTAAACCGATCCTGATCCGCGGCATGTGGGGCCTCGGCGACAACTGCTACTCGCGGCCATTCCTGCGCGCGGCAGCCGCGCTTTACGAGATCCATCTCGAGACGCCGTGGCCCGAGCTCTACGCCGATCTCGATATCAAGTTCGTGCGCGGCGGGCGGCGGCTGCGAACGCAGCAAAAGAACATGGCGCGGCAACCGGCGGATCTGTGGTCGCGACCGGCGCGGCCGATGCGCGAGATCAAGGTCGGCTATTTCGACCTGGCATCGCGGACGATCATCCGATCGCTGGAATGCCGGTGGGCGGCGCTGAAAGTCACCTTCGATCCGGCGCTGTTCGATCTGCCGGATATGGGGCCATCGCCGGTCATCTCAGAGCGGCCGATCGCGGTCATCCGGCCGGTGACGGTGCGCACCGAATGGCGCAACGAGGCGCGCAACCCGCGGCCGGAATATATCGCCGACCTGGCCCGCGAGCTGATGGCGACCCATACCGTGGTCGCGGTCGCCGACATCGCGCCGGGCGAGGAATGGGTCATCGGCGAACCGCCGCCGGCCCACCGTTACTTCGTGCACGGCGAACTGGCGGTGCGCGAACTGCTCGCGCTGGTGCGCGACGCCGACATCGTCATCGGCGGCGTCGGCTGGATCGTGCCGGCAGGGCTCGCGCTCAAGGTCAAGACCTTCGTGGTGCTGGGCGGCCACGGTGGTCACAACGCACCCGCCAAGATTACCGATCCGCGGCTCGATCTGAGCCGGATCGGCTTCGCCATACCGGACGCCTTCTGCCGATGCACGAATATGTTGCACAACTGCGACAAGAGGATCGCCGACCCGGTCGGGCAGTTTCATCGCTGGTCGCGCAGTTCTCGCGCCGCCGCCTGACCTGGTGGCCAGAGCTCGGTATCGGCCATTATCCGGTCGAGGCCGGGTTCGCGCCCTACGATCAGGACTACTTCGACAGCTTCGATCGCAATGCGCAAACCGATCTCGGGCGCGCGCTGATGCAGGCGCGCTGCAACTTCGTCGAGCAGCATTACAGAGGAGCACTGGTCGATGTCGGTATCGGCTCGGGTGCGTTCATCGAAGCGCGGCGATCGCGCCACCGCACCACCTACGGCTACGATGTCAACCCGGCCGGCCTCGCCTGGCTCGAACAGCGGATGCTACTCGTCGATCCGCACCTGGTTTCGTTCGATGCTGTCACGCTGTGGGATGTGCTCGAGCATATCCCGGATTTTCAGTCGCTGCTGGCCAACGTGAAGGACTGGGTGTTTGCGTCCTTGCCGATATTCCGTGACGCCGAGCACGCGCTGCGTTCCAAGCATTTCAAACCAGACGAACATTGCTGGTATTTTTCCCGCGATGGGCTGGTGGACGCGATGAAACTGTGCGGCTTCGCGCTGGTGTCGGAAAGCAATATCGAGACCGAGCTCGGCCGCGAGGATATCGGGACGTTCGCGTTCCGACGGGAATGGCGATGATCGACTATAGCGCGCTGCTGTACGATCCGGTCTATGCCGAGATCGGCGTGCCGGCGACGCTGACCGCGGCCGGAACCGCGGGCGAGATAGCGATCAAAGTGATCGATGACACCCGACGAAAGACGCTGACGAGTGGCGGCGTCGAGGTGCGCAGTGTCGGGCCTGGTGCCTATGCCCGCATTGCCGAACTCGATAGCAAAGGCATCGCGCGCGAGGAATACAAAGCTTCGGTGCTGACGTTCAATGGCCGCAGTTGGACAGTGCGATCCTATGAATTGACCGGCAGTCCGAACGGCGAGGACTTCGGCGAAGTTCTGTTCCTGCTTATGGCAGTGCCATGATCGATATTCGCGAGCAAATCTTGGCGCGGCTCGTCGCTATCGTTGATAGCGTGGCAGACTTCAAGGAGGTCTATCGCAATTATGTCGATCTGATTGAGGAAGATTTACCGGCCGCGGCTGTGCTTGATGGCGATGAGGAAACCAACGATGCAAATGATGCATCAATGCATCCATCGAATAAGCCGATAGTGACAACGATGACTCCCGAGATCGTCATTTTCAAGCTTGCGCCGCAAGTTGGCCCTGACATCAGCGTTCTACGGCGCCAACTCGTCAAGGCGGTGCTCTACGACACTGAACTCAATGACCAGATCGTCAAGACCGGGCGGCGCGGCAATGGGACGATTCGATATCTTGGTTGCCAGACCGATCTTGGTTGGGAGCGTTCGATGTTTGGAGCGCTCAAGGTAAATCTTCAGTTCAAGTACACGCTTCAGCCCGACGATCTCTAGAAAGGAGAGCGCGCCATGCCTGCGTCACCGAATGTCCAGAACTATCATATCGGCAAGGGAATTGTTTCGTTCAAGCAGGACGGTGCCACGGATTTCATTGATCTCGGCAATGCGCCGTCGTTTGTCTGGGCGCCGACGGTCGAGAAGCTCGAGCACTTCTCATCGCGCGAGGGCGTCAAGACCAAGGACTTCACGGCAATCACCCAGGTCGGCGCGACGATCACGCTCACGCTCGACGAGATAAACGGACAAAATCTGAGCATCTTTACGCTCGGTGAGGTGGGTACCGACACTGATGGTAATACTACCGTCAGCGCTTTTAAGAATATTGAGATCGTCGGCGAGGTCAAGGTTGTCGGCACCAATGACATCGGCCAGCACGTCGATTTTATTGGTACGATTTCGGTCGTGCCATCTGGTGAGTTCAGCTTCATCACCGATCAGGATGAGTTTTCAGTCCTGGAAATCGAGGCTGAAGTGCAGAAGAGTGACGACGGCAGTTTCGGCATCTTCACCATTCGCGATGATGACACAACGGCGTAGGAACAACCATGGCGGACCTTCTGGACATTGCGCCCTCGACCGCGGTCGAGGTCGTCAGGATCGAGGGCAAGCGGGTCATCGTGCATGGCCTGCATGGCAATGCCATCGCATCCATTGTGGCGCGCTTCCCCGAACTCGGGATGCTGCTCGGGGGCGCTAGTGCCAATCTCGGGCCGCGGCTGATCGAGCGGTTCGGTAGCGCGATCGGGCCTATCATCGCGGCCGGTTGCGGCCATCTCGGCGATGAGAAATATGAGCAGCATGCCGGCACGCTGCTGGTGGAATATCAGTTGAGACTATTGAAGGCGATCATCGGGCTGACATTCCCAAACGGGATCACCTCGTTCATCGAAGTAATGATGACGCTCATGATCGGGGTGGTCGAAAAAAAGGCAAAGGTCATCACAGTGCGCTTGCGGAAATCGCCATCGCCATCACCGCCCTCATCCGCCACGGATTCCCGCCCGACTATGCAATGACGCTGACGCCGCGGCAGATCGGCGCCTATCTCGAATTCAGCGACAAGCTCGACCGCTTCGAGCGGGCCGATGCGCTGATGATCGCCGCCATCGCCGCACAGGGCGACAGCAAGGCGATCGAACAGGCGCGCAAGGACATCATCGGATCAAGCGATGGCCGCAAAGTTTAAGGTCACGGTCGACCAGCCGGCCTGGCTCAAGATGATCCGCGACAAGCAGCGGCCGGTGGCCACGGCTGCGGTTGCGGCCCTGCGCGAGACTGCCGCCAATGCGGTGCAGGAGGGGCGCAGCAACATAGCGGGCGCCGGTAAGTTCGGGCCGAAGTGGCAGTCGGGATTGCAATATCGCACGCAAGACGCACAGGAAGGCGGCGAGCCGTCGCTGCAGGCCAAGGCCATCATCTTTCATAAATTCGGCATGGCCGGCGTGTTCGAACATGGCGCGACGATTGCGGGCAAGCCGCTGCTGTGGATTCCGACCACACCCGGTGCCCCGACGGCCAGCCGGTCGGGAAAGAAACTGGTCTCGGCCACGGTGCGCGGCCAGCCGATGCTGTTCGACGCCAATGACAAAGACCGTCATCGCAAGCCGCTCTACATCGGCGTGCCGTCGGTTCGCATCCCGAAGAAGTGGCGCATAACCGAGATCGTCAAGCAGCACGCGGCGAAGATCGCGCAACTGTTCATCAAGCACTTCAAGGATAACTAGATGGCTGAGAAACTATCGATCCAGATCGCGCTCGAGGGCGGCGACCAGATCGCGAAGCAACTCGCCGATATCGGCGAGGCCGGGCAGAAGGCATTCGCCGACATCGCCAAGTCGGCGGAGCAGGCCGGCGGCTTCAAACAGATCAAGCCGGAAGAGGTCACGGCGAAGTTGCAGGAGATGGGCGTCACCGGCGTCGACGCGATCGACAAGATTCAGCGAGCGGTTGCGAGCGCCGCTAGGCTAGAAACCCTGGTTAATGGCATCACCTCGGTCGAGACCGCCCTAGCGGCGGTGGCCACGGCAGCACCTCTCGTCGGTACGGCGATTGTCGGGGCATTTGCTGCCGCGACCAAGGCAGCGATCGCTTTCGCGAGCGAGGTTAACAAGGTCAATGACCAAGCGATTAAGCTGGGCGTTGGCATTGAGAAAGTAGATCAGTTTCGCAGAGGTCTGGAGCTGGCCGGGGTTTCGGCGAAAAGCGTTGGGGAAATCCTGCAAAGCAAATTGGCATCCGAACAGGGGGTCAAGGGACTCGAAGCGTTCGTCCGGCAGTTGGAGCAGATGCCGGACGGTGCAGCGCGCAGTAAATTAGCGGTTCAAGAATTGGGGCAGGCTGGAGCGGAACTGATCCGAATCTTGCAAACTGGCAGCAAGATAAGCGGACAATTCGGGGCGGGGCTGATCTCTGCGGAAGACGCCAAAAAAGCCACCGAGCTTGGTCAAGCCCTCAATCGTCTAGAAAGTTCTTTCGGCCGACTTAATACGCTCGGGATTGCGCCGGAGTTGACCGTCGGGCTCAATGTTGCGGCCCAGGCCGTTGAGTTGTTAGGCGCAAAGCTGCAGCAGACTCCCTGGCAAACATTTCTCATCGGCGCGCAACTGGCGTTCAATCCGATCCAAGGATATGTAAATGCAGCCATTGCGGCCCTCACGCAAGTTACACCTACGCTTCAACAAGTAGGGACAAAAACTGCGGAGGTGTCGACGCTGTTCACGCAATTTGGGACCGTGGCGTCGCAGGCCGGCCAACAGGCGGCGCAGGCCGGGCAACAAGCCTCGGCGATGTTCACGACGTTTGGTACATTGGCGGACGAGGCGACAGCCAAAACGCAGACGTTTTCTTCTTCGATCGCCGGCATTGCATGGGACAACATCTCGAGTGCCGGCGTTGCGGCATGGAACGTGCTGATCGGTGCGATCCAGAGTGCCATCGACAAACTGCTGCAGTTCATCGGGCTCAAGCCGTCGGGCACTCCAGCACCAGCAGCGAACGGCGGTGGCGGTGGCATGGCCGCTGGCGGTTTGCTTGGTGGCCGCGGCAGCGGGACGTCGGATTCCAATTTGGCTTGGCTCTCGCGCGGCGAGTTTATCACCCCGGCGCGCGCGGTGGCACAGCCCGGCGTGCTCGGCTTTTTGGAAGCGTTGCGGCGCTCGGGCGGTAACCTGTCGGCGGTGCTCAATGGCATGAACCGCTTTGCGCTCGGCGGCTTGGTCCGCGGACCGATGCCGGCGTTTGCCGGTGGCGGCGCGGTCGGCAGCATGAGCCATGTCACCATCGCGTTCCCAGGCCTGCCCGAAATCAGCGGGCTGCGCGCCTCGTCCGCGGTGGTCGACCAATTGCATAGGGCGGCGGCACTGGCGCAGGTCCGCAGCGGTGGCCGAAAACCATCGCGATATGGATGAGGGGTCACTCGTCGCTGAGTGACCCCTCCCTTGCCGTGCCATGCCACGCCTCGCCGAGCCAGGCCAAGCCCTGCCGCACCTGGCCGTGCCTCGCCCGAACACTGTGATTTCAATTGCAGTGACGGCGGTTGTCAATTGAGTATTCCTGATGGCGCATCCTGCCTACACCCTGTTAAGCATCGATGATATCGACTTCAGCCCGTATAGCGTGCGCGGCATCACCATGACGCTCGCGCCGATCGATCAGGCCGCCAACGTGGCGCGCGACTGCCGCGGTGCCTTGGCCGATATCTCGGTCGCGCAGTTCCGGCAGTACAAGGTCTCGATTACCTGCACCGATCACGAGGCGCCCGAGCTCACCGATGTCTGGCCCGGCCAGGATGTCACCATCACCTGCATCCCCGGCCTCGGTGCGGCCAACACGACCGGCGACGTGCTGATCATTCTTGCCAAGGTCACCGCGTGGAACACCTCGCGCGATGAGTGGGCGGCCGAAGTGGCGTGGCAGCTCGAGGCCGAGCAGAGGACGGTCTGAGCGATGCCTGCGGGCTTGCCCTATTTCGCCTGGGTCGATGCGAGCGAGACCACGTTCGGGCCTGAGCATATGCGCTGGGACGAGAGCATATTTTCATTCACGTTGAAGCAGGACGAGGGCGATCCCGCAAGCCTGACTGCCGTCGTCCGCCGGCCGCAAAACACCGCCGGCGATCCGATCGGGTTGCTCGGTCCCGGCCGCAAGATCTGGGCATGGTTCGCGCTCGACTGCGGCCCGGCGCTGATCAAGTTTCGTGGCCGCCTGGTCGGCATCCCGACTAGCATATTCGAGGAGTTGGTGACGCTGGAATTCGTCGCGCGGCCGGTCGACATAGTGGCGCAAAAG